AATTTTGAAAGAAAAAATTTTTCGATATATTTAAATATTAAATTTTAAAATTAAATTTTTATGATTGAACAAGAAACAATTAAAGTAAATGAAGATGGTGAAATAATATCTGCTGATATTAAAACCATAAAGAAAGTATCATACGGTGAATTTATGCAAGTATGGCTTAAAGATAATTAGGAATTTTGGGATTTAACTAAATCAGAATATGCAGTAATGGTACAATGTTGGAGAGCATCTGTTTATTATCCAGAACTAGTTGATGAAAACCTTCCTGGAAATAAAGTAACAGCAGATAAACAATTTAAAGATATTTCAGCTAAAAATGCAAATATTACAGTACGTTCTGTAGACTCTGCATTAGCCTCTTTATCCAAAAAGAATTTACTTATTAAAGATAAAGATTATAAAGGAATATATTATCTAAATCCTAAACTTTTCTTTAAAGGAAAAATTTCAGATAGAACTAAGATAATTAAACATTCTATAGAATATCAAATTGCAACTAAATAGGAATAATATGTTATATTTAATTAAAGAATACGGTAAAAATAATAAAGAATATTTAAAAATAGGAAAAGCAGATAATGTAAATAAAAGAATACAACAATATAATACTAATTGCGCTGAATTTGAATTAATAGATACTTTTGAAGGAAGTGTTCCAGAAGAAAGTTTATTACATTCTTTTCTAGACAAATATATAATTAAAGGAGAATGGATGGAATATAACGAAGAAATACTTCTGTTATGGAAATTATATAAAGAAATTAGACCTAAAGTTAGAGAAAGTATTCTTCAACATGAAAATTATATTGAAAGAAGTTGGTATGATACTCAATTAGAATATTATGAACCTAAAATTAAAGAATACGAAAGATTACTTAAGGAACGAGAAGAATTATTATATAAACAACAAGATTTAATAGAAAAACTATGTAATAAATATGAAGAACAAATTAGTATCTTAAAAGAAACTATTAAAACTTATCAAAAATAAATAATTTAACATTTTTTAAATTTTGTTTTTAAAAATAGATAATATATTTATATTGTTATGAAACAAGAAGAATTATTAAAAACTCTTATTAAAGAGTTATTCAAAATGGATACTATGCATCAAGAATATCAAGATAATGATACTCATTTCATAGTAGATACTTAGAAGAAAGGTAATAAATTAATAATAGAAGTTACCTTAAAAGAAAATAAAGATAAGAAAGAATTTGAAAAGTGGATACAACAATTAGATAATGACATATTTAACGAAGTTTGGGAATCTTTATCAGAAGAGGACGAATTACATTCTTTAGATGAAATGTATAATACAGAAAAATATAAAGAAGTAATTGCTAAGTTTAAAAACAAAACTAAGGAAATTGTAAATCAAAAAATTAGAAACCTACAAAAAATTATTAATTAATTGGCTAGTGATGTTAGATTAATTGATATTCTAGAGTTAAGAAAAGCATCTTAACTCATTTTTATTGCTCGATAGTATAGTGGTTTATTATGCTGGACTCTAAATCCGGTGAGCTGAGTTCGAATCTCAGTCGGGCTACTAAAGGGGTCATAGTTCAGTTGGCTAGAACGCTACTTTTGCAAGGTAGAGGTCGTGAGTTCGATTCTCACTGGCTCCACATATGGATATTACATTTAAATATAATGGAAAAATTATTACTACTCCGAATTTAGAAAAGAAATTAAAACAAATGAAACTTCAATTATCAGATATAGAAATAATTGAAACTAAAGAAAAAACTTCTAATGATGGAATAGAAGATTATATGAGAGAAAAAGTTATAGTTAGATCAACTAAAGATGATATTAGAAGAGTGTGTTATGTTCTAAAAGGAACTAGACCTCCGTTTAAAAAACTTTTTGAAAAAGTAATATGGAACGGAAAAACTGGAAGAAAAGATATTACTGAAGAAACTTTAAAAACAATGTATTACGAATGAATTACTATGTAAAAATGAAACTTGTTAAAAACAATCTTTGTTTCGGACAAACGATTGTTGCTTATGATTTTAAATCAGAAATTAAAACATTAAATCCACAAAATGATTAGAACTTATTAAAAGAAGCAGTAGATTTCTATACTGAGAATATTAAGAAATCATTTACTGATTTTGATTCTATAGTAATTATAAATATTGCTCCAACTTCTGTAGGACTTCAAACAGAATATAAAGAAATTCCCGAAGAATATAAGGAACTTTATGAAACCTCACAAAAAGAACAAAATGAAATTATTGAATCTAAAGAGTATAAAATAGAACGTCTAAAAGAAACTATGCAAAATATTAAAAATGTTCTTAAAGTAGTTAAAGAAGAAGCTATTAAATTAGAAATACTTGATTCAAAAGAATTTCTGGATTATCAGGACGAACTAAATAAATATAGTTTAGATCCTGATAGAAAATAAAATTTATTCATACTAAAAAAGCCGAGTCCCTCAAATTGAGAGATTCGGCTTATTTTATTTTCTCCACATCGCATATGATTTTCTTCTCCAATCTACATAATTCATATCTTCTTGATGAGTATATGCTTCTTTTTCAAAAGAAATATTTTTATATGCTAACTTAGAAAATCTATCTTTAGTAAATAAAAATCTTATTAACCACTCTATTATATATATTAAATAAAAGAATATATAAAATAATTCAATCATCTATTCAGTATGTATCTCTTCGTGATTAATATCAATTTCAGTTAAGTGTTTACTTCTTGTAAAAAGAATTCCACAAAAATTAAATGATTTAAATCCTGGAAAAGGAAATATTTTATTATAAATTACTTTCATAAATTAAAAAATGTTTTAGGATCAGTATTTAACATTCCTCCTTCAAATTGATTTCCATTCGAATAAACTAATTCAGGTTCTAAAGTAGTATTATAATAGGTAGGATTAGAATAGGTAGAATTTGTAGTTTTAGGTTTATTTAAATATCCAAACAACTATTCAAGTCCTTTACTTAAAAAAGAACCATACCTTTGAACTTTGTTATTTATTCTTTCTGCTTCCTACTATTTCTAATTATTATATTCATCTTTCTACTGCTAGATAGAATTATTAAATTTAAAATTTCTATTAGCATCTATATCAGGATTATGATTTATAACAGTTGGATTTAAATAATCGTTTGCCCATTTCTAATATTGAGCTTCTTTAAAAAGATATTCTAATGGGCCTCCATACTATCTCATTTTAATTTTTTTCTTTACGTGTTTATAAGCATCTGAATTACTATCTAAAACATTAACTCCTTCCACAAAAGCTTTTCCTCCTTTTTTGTGTTTGAAGTGTCTGGCGTTGTCAGCAAACGTTGCTCTCTTAACAAGAATAGGATTACCAGAAGCTTTAGCTTTTCTAATACATTCATCTGTTACTTCTCCACCACAATATTCACGAAACTTGCCTCTATTCTTCTTCTTAATATGGATTCCACTTCCATTCTTTAAAAATTCTATTATATTCATTTTACCTCCTTGTTTTTTCTAATCTATATCTTTAACTACCTAATAAGTATTTAATCCATGATTTATAGCATCTTCTCCATAAACTAATGCAGCCGCTGGCCAATATTTTTTATCTTCTTTAGCTAACTACCAAAAAGTAGGACGATATTTTCCTAACTCTATAGTATGTTCAACAGGTCTTATAACTCTTCTAGAACCAGAATTACCAACACGTTCCATTCTTCTATAAGTATAAGGATGGGATTCTTTTTTAGGAAGATATTTAGTAGCATTTTTAACTCTTTTAGTTGTTTTACCTACCATTTTCATTGTAGGTTTCATTGCTAACTTTACTCCTTTATTTAATAAACCAAATCCTGGAATAGCACTAGCAATATCTGTTCCATTCTAAAAATTTAAACCTTTATCATATATATTTGCAGAAGCACCTGTAGCTTGTAATCCTGTCATAGCCATTGCAGGAATTAATGTAGCTCCTCCTGTAAAAGGGGCTGCTGCATACAAAACTAAATTTGTTCCATCATATATTGTAGAAGCTAAGGGGGAATCTGATAATTTCTAATATATATCAGAAATATATTTAATAGGGTCTCCAGCAGATGTTTGCATTTTTCTAATTTTATTGTTCATATATTAATTTTTTAATATCATCATTTAACCAACAAATAGGAAATCTATTTTCAGGACTTTTATATTTGAATATAATATCCTTATTATTAACAGTTCCTACAATTTCTAAATTAATATCTATTTTTATATTCAATTTTTTATATTTAAAAGACTTATCATAATTATTATATCCTAAATATAAAGGATTGTTCATATTAGTTTCATTTCTATTATTTATAATTAATTGTAGTAAAGGATTTAAATAATTAATAGGAAATAAAGAAAATAATGTAAAATCTCTATGACATAAACATATTTCATTTTCATTCTTTTCAGTAATATTTACTCCCTCCAAAAGAATAATATTAACGAGCGTTTCCATATCGTGAAATAAATAAATTTTTAAAATTTTCCATTTGTTCTGGAGTATATGTATTATCTGATATATAGGGATTAAAAGTTTTATCTCCTAATGGGAAGTATCCTTCATTTTCTCCAGATAAAGGAATAACATCATTATCTCTTTGAACTAATTTATATTTTCCAAACCAATTTTTGCTTAGAATACTATTTCGTCCAAGTCTATTATCTATAATATAATTTTTTCCATTACTAAACACCTAAGAATATTTTTTAGATGATGGATAAACTTCAACAAATGCGGAAGAACTTGTATACATAGGCTTTCTACTATTAATTACAGAAGCTCCAGGTAAACTTGGAATTTCTTCGATAGGAACTCTATAGTATCCTTTTTTCTACATTAACTAATCTTGTATTTGTTGAGTTTCTTCAGATGGATATAAAGAATTTTTAGGTTCATAGTACTTCTAAGATGTTACTGGATAATATTTCCCTTCCTTCTATACTATTCCTTCAATATTTTCTTTTAAAGCATATGGTCCAGAATTTCTTCTTAATCTAGATTCCATATATTTATATACATCTGAAACCTAATTAGTTCCTTCTTTTGAAACTTTATATACGCTACTATTAGTAGGTCGATAAACCTTCACTTCTGAACCTTCTCCTACTTTTGTTCCAAATAATCTATCATCTAAAACTTTATTTTTATTTACTTCATAAGATAATTTGGGATTATATTTGGATAATAATTGTTTTGAATAATTAGCTGTGTTAATAATTCCATTATTAATCTATGGAGCTAAATGAAATAAAGGAACAGAAGCATTTAAAGCTGTATGCCATCCATAAGTTCCATTTAAAAAGTCCTAACCAACTTTAGCACCAAAATAAGGAATTGCTGTATAAGGATTTAAAGCTAAAACCCCTTCACCTATTCCATGAGCAACATCAGCTGCATCATTTCTCCATGTTCTTTTAGTAGTTTCCTTTTTTCTACGCTCTGTATATTGTTTATCAGTTTCAACGCCTTTTCCTGATAAAACTCTAGATCTACTAGCTGGAATAGTCCTAAATTTCCAATCATTAACCCATTCAGTATTCTACTACCAAGGAAACAATGGACCTCCAGCAGCAGTTTGCATCTTTCTGATCTATTTTTTAATCATATTTTACATAAAGTGTTAAATTAAAACCAATTATCTTATTCAAAAATTTGATTTTTGTATTTTTAAATATTATTTATTTTGACATCATTAAACATATCTATAATTTTGGAAAAATACAAAATTTAAATTTTTAATTATTTACAAATAGATGATTTTAAATTATATTAAAAATTGTTGGGAATTATTGAATAAAATATAGCCAGAAACAAGAAGTCTTATAATTATTTTCTTATTCGGATGGATTCTTTATTCTCAGATAACGTAGGAAACTGCTAAGTAGATAGATAGAAAACACAATTAGGAATTAGCTAAAAGTAAAAAAGCAGAGCAGTATTCTATAAATACTGCTATTGAAATAAATTAGTAGGTTCAATTAATTGCAGAAAAAGATGAGGATGCTTTTGATGTTATACTTTTAAATTATCATAATAACACTCAAAGTTTACAAGGATATAAATATTTATATTTATCATGTCTTACAGAAGCTCCTAGTACATTAGATACTCCTACATTAAAATAGTAGTGGAATAAATTAGATTATATATATTATGCTGATGAGCTAGCTAAAATACATGGACAAAGTTTTGTGCAATTTGAAAATATTGAGTAGATGGGAAAGACTCTTCCCAAACTTTATAGATTAGTAAAAGCTAGTGATGCACAAGCAGTATCATTTTTTACTGTTGAAGGACATAATTCCCAAATTGGATTAGTCGTTTTATTTTATAAAGAATATAAAAAATATGATTATTAGTTTGCAAGAGGAATTTTGCCTTGTATTCAAAGATTAGCTATATTGTTAGATTATGATAGAATTTAGAAATGAAAACAATAATTTTAGGAACAGCACATTTAAAGAGTACTCCTGGAAAATGTTCTCCAGATAAAAAATTTTTTGAATATTAGTACTCAAGACAATTATGTAAAGCAATAAAGAAAGCTTTAGAAGATTTAAAATATACTGTATTTATAGATATTGAAGAAGACGATTTAAAATTAACTCAAAATCAAGAATTAAATAAAAGAGTTAAAATAGTAAATAATTTACAGGCAAAATATAAAAATTGTATATATGTTTCAATTCATGTAAATGCAGCAAGTGCAGACGGTAAATGGCATGATGCAACTGGATGGGAAGCTTATACAACAAAAGGTATTACTAAATCTGATAAACTAGCTGAATGTCTTTATAAAGCAGCATAGTCTAATTTAAAAGGAAAGAAAATTAGAAAAGATACAAGTGATGGAGATTCTGATAAAGAATCTAATTTCTATGTATTATAGCATACTAATTGCCCGGCAGTTCTTACCGAAAACTTTTTTTAGGATAATAAAAAAGATATAGAATATATGCAAAGTAATGAAGGTTTTCATGAATTGATGAGACTTCATATAGAAGGAATTATAAATTATATAAAAGATAATTAAAGTATAAATAAAAAATATGTTAATGTTATATGGAATATGATAAAATTAATAAAGAAGTGTGGTTTCGAGAGAAAGACCATGTTTACGGAAATATAAATGATCCAAGTATTAAATATACTTCAGTTACAACATTAATAGGTAAATATGAGCCTGAATTCGATAAAGAATTTGTAAGTAAATATAAAGCTCTTGAAAAATTAATACCTTCTGATATTTGGAGAAAAGAAAAAGGTAGTATATGGAAATCTCATAGAATACCTGATGAATTTTTAGAAGTACACAATATTTCTAAGGAAGAACTTAATAAAGTACAACAAGATATCCTCGATGAATGGGTTAAAATAAATAAAGAATCTTGTGAACGAGGAACTAAGATTCACGCTCAACTTGAAAATAGTTTCTATAATGCTGGTTCTAATATTACTTTAAAGAAATTTGGAATCGGTGGAAAGTTTGAGTGTAGAAAAAATTATAATGATTTAGATTTAGAATATGGAATTTATCCAGAATATCTAATTTATTATGATAATCCAAAATTAGATTTACATATAGCTGGACAGATTGACTTATTAATAAAATCTGGTAATGATATAATAATAGGAGACCATAAGACGAACAAGAAAATAGACCTTAAAGGATTCTATAATAGTTCTTCTCGTACTACAGAAAAACTAAAGTATCCATTAACATCTTTAGATAATTGTAATTATAATGTTTATCAACTTCAATTATCTACCTATGCTTGGATGCTTCAAAAAATAAATCCAGATTTTGTTATTAAGGATTTGATACTCAATCATTATGACCACGATGGAAATAATACTCTTTATCGTTGTAGTTATTTAAAAGATGATGTAGAAAAAATGTTAAAACATTTTGCTAAACAAAATAAATTAGAAAAACAAAAAGCTAAATATGCACGTATAGAATATTGAAGAACGTAAGAATATTTGTTTTATGTGTCCAATATATGATGCACAAAGACAAAGGTGTAATCCAAAATTATGGATAAATCCTGATACTAATGAAGTTTCAATATCACCTAAAGCTGGATTTATACGTGGATGCGGGTGTTTCATTATGGTTAAAATGAAGAATTTAAATAGTCATTGTATCGCTGGAAAATGGTAATAAAAATTATAGATGATAAAGGAGTAATTTATTATAAACATTTTGATGATTATGATAAATACTTAAAGGAGTTAAAAGCTCTAAATAATGAAGAATCTCTTTACGAAACTCAAAAATATAATAATTGGTAACTGGAGAAATTTAAGAGGTTATCAATCAGATGAAATGAAAAGAAGATTAGATATTTGTAATAAATGTGAGCATAAAATAAAATATATGAGAGCTTACATATGTGATCAATGTGGCTGTATTTTAAAATCTAAAGCTAGTGTTGAATCAGAAAAATGTTTAATGAATAAATGGTAATATGGAAGAAAGACCTATTTTAAGTGAAAATGAAAAACTTGCTTTAAGAATGGCAGGAGATACTACTTCAAGAATTATGACTCTTGATGGAAGAACAGCAGACGATATTATTGAAGAAAGAAACGTTAAAAACTTTAACAAACAAGTTGATAATTATGTTGAACAATTAAATGAACATTCTAAAAATTTAGAAGAATATTCTAAAAAGATTGCAGAAAATATAGAATCAATTGAAATAATGCCAATTGGTAATTATGTTTTAGTTAAACAATTTGATGAAAATCCATTTCAAAGAATAGTAAAAGACAGTAAGTCTGGACTTATTCTTGATTTAGGTGGACAAAAACCTCAATATAAGAATACTGACAATGGAGAAATTGAAGAAGAAGAAAACTTTATTAAAGTTGGAGTAATCCAAGAAGTTGGTCCAGAATGTAAATGGTGTGAACCAAGTGATACAGTATTCTATACTAAAAACTCTGCTGTACCTGTACCATTCTATAAACAGGGTCTTATATTAGTTAATGAAACAAGAATCCTTTCAGTAGTAAATGAAGGATTAACAAATAGATTTAATAAAATTAAAAATGGAAAATAATAATGAAGAAAAGATTTACTTCTCACCAGGAAATATTGTTACTTTAAAACAAGATATTCCAAATAAACCCTTAATGATTGTTCATAGAATTGAGAGAAGTATTATGAGAAATAAGGAAGGTAAAGATCTTTTGAAGGGTTGTAAGGTTAGATGGTTCACAGAGAATGGCTTTTTATAGGAAGCGATATTCTCAACAAAAGACTTAATATTAGTTGAATAATATGAACGAACAAATTCAGCAAGTAATTGAATAGATTTCTCAAGCAGTACAAGAATCTCCTGAAACTGTAAAAGCTGCTATACAAAATGGAGGAGAAGAGGGGTTTAAACAAGTTGTAACTTCTTTATAGAAAGGTGATGTTAAATCTGCTAAAGCTATGATACAAAAATTAGCAGGAGCTAGAAAAGCTGCTCATGGAGCTAAACTTAACTATTTTAGAAAACTAAAAAATCAATGTCCAGAAGGAGAAGAACTTTATTATTATAAAAAAGGAGGTTCTGTTGGATGTGGATGCAAAAAGAAAGAAGATGGTGGAGAGATTGTTACTGCTAAGGAGGGTTCTGCTGTCGAAAAATTCAAGAAAGGACAATTTGGATTAAGAACAAATGAATTGGTAAAAAATCATCAAGACAAAAAGAAAGAAGAAGAAAAGAAAAAGAAAGCTAATACTTGGGGAGCATCTACTAAATATATTGCAAAACCTAAAAATGCAGATCCAAAGAAAATGCCTTAGGATAATGCAGTTCCTAATGAAGATATTCCATCTCATGACAAAAAAGCAAATAGAAAGAAATGTGGTGGAAAAGTAGAGAAAGACTATAACGGAGCAGTTGCTAAATTTAAAGCTAAATGTGGTTCTAAATTAAAGAAACATCAACAGGGAGGTAGTTTAAACGGAGTTCCTTTTTATTAGGGAGGAACTCCTGAAGGTGGCATACAATCAATGGCTGAATTGATTCCTATTTATGGAACATATAAATTAGGATAGAAATTTTTTAGAAATCCTTCTTGGAGAACTGCTGGAGAATTTGCAATTTCTGGGTTAGCAGATGCTGCAATGCTTACAGGAATAGGACTAGGAGCAGGAACAGCTTTAAAAGCTGGTAATATGGCAGTTAAAGCAGGAAAAGTAGCTAAAGCTGCAAGTAATTTAAAAAAAGTTAAAGCTGCTAGAAATCTAAAATATAGTCAACCATATGAAATAAGTGGATATTATGATGATGCAGCAAGAACAGCTTCTAATTTAGCTTCAGATGCACTTACTTATGGAACAGATTATAGCAAAGCTATTCAACAAGGTAATAGATTAATAGATTAGGCTAATTGGGCTGATGGAGCAGCTAACGCTTATAATACAGCAAAATGGATAGGAGAATCAGCTTTGAGTACTGGAGCTACTGGAGCATTGGTAAGAAAAAATAGTAAATAAAAATAAAATAATATTAATGTAAATATGAATTTAAATGTTTTTGATTATGATTAGAGAACTGGCACAGTAATTCTTAATTCAGCTGACCTTGCTCTTATTGATGAATTTAAAACATTAATTAAAAGAGATAAGGATAGAGCTGATAGAGAGTTTACCTATATATATTTAGCAATTGATTGGAAATCTCCTTACAGTAATTATTCTGTACAGGAGGCACATCAAGCTGCTTTACAGGATGCTCACATAACAGAAGAAGAATGGAATGATCCAGACTTTAGAGCAGCTTGTCGTAAATATAGAGCTTTACAAGAATCTAATCGGTATGTTCGCCTTCTTAAATCTGCTGAAGAAGTTACTGATAAAATTATAGATTACTTCTAGAATATAGATTTAGAAGAACGGGACGAACAAACTGGTAAATATGTAAATAAAGTTTCAGATATACAAAAAGCTATGGATTAGTCTGTTAAGCAAGTAGAAACTTTAAAATAGATTGAATCCTTAGTTAAGAAAGAAATTACTGAACAAAGTCAAATTCGTGCTGGAGCTACTGAAGGATTTATTCCTGACTTATAATGGAAGAAATTAAAAAGAAACGTGGTCGTCCACGTAAAACCCCTGTTCTCCCAGATGAAATACAATCATTAGTTGATGAAGTTCAAGATAAACAATAGTAGCTTCAGGAAGAGATAAAAAAAGAAGAACCTTATCACAAAGAGGGAGAATGGGATGTAAAGATAGGAGATCCTATCAAATATTTTGATAAAAGATTATCTTACGAAATAACAGGATATAGACCTATTACTGAAACTTAGGGCCTTGATTTTAATCCTAAATGGTTTACTGAAGCAAGAGATACTAAATTAGAAACAGGACATTATACTTCTTACTATTTTGGTTCTAAAGCATATAGAGATTTTTGGAACCAAGAATATAAAAGATGTAGAGAAGGTATGACTGTTAATGGTTATACTATTCCTGGAACTTATTATTATTTCTTAAATTATTATCAATTACCTCAAACCGAAGTTAAAAAACTTGGTACTAGTCGTAAAGATATATTTCCAGAGTTTTATACTGCACAATATGAATTCTTTCATTACTTCGAATTATGTAAAGTATTAAAAAAAGATTGTTGTTTGTTTAAAGCTCGTGGTTGCGGATTTAGTGAAATTAATGCAGCTATTTGTGATTAGATTTACAATTGCTTTCCTAATTCAGTATGTATGATTACTGCAAATGCTTAGAACTATGTTGATAAATCTCTTGATAAAGTATGGGGAGGTTTAACATTTGCTAATGATAATACAGATGGAGGATTCTTTAAACTTCGTCAGGTTCTCGATAAACAAATGGTTAAGAAAGCTTCTTACTATAAAATGGTAAATGGACAGAAAGTTGAAGATGGATGGATGTCTATGATTGAAGCTATTGTTGCTGATAATGATAGAAAAATTCGTGGTGATCGTGTTGATTTACTTATTTATGAAGAAGCTGGTTCTAATCCTGTTTTAAGACAATCCTATATTAAAGGAAATGCTCTTGTAGAAATTGGAGGTAATAGATTTGGTATTAGAATGGTTGGCGGTAGATAACCAGTAAATTTAATAGATAAATATTATAAATTGAGTAACTTTTAAATACTAAAAATAACTGGTATGACAAGAGAAGAAAAATTACAAATTATAAATAATGCAGTTGAATATTATAAAAATTCAACAGATCCTAATGATTCAATTAAAAAAGTTAGTAAACAATTTGGTATTGGACAAGAAACATTGTCTAAATATTTAAAAGAAAAAAAGATTCCAATAAGACCTCAAGTACATAATAGTAGTAAAAGTAGTAAATTAGAAACTATTAGTAATGAATTGAAATCAAAACAAGGAAACATGAGTAAAAGTCAATTTAAACAATATTTAATTGATTTAGCTGTTGAGGAATATATTAATACTTCTATATATGAAAGAAGTATTCCAAAACTTTCTGATAAATATGGATTAAATAGAAAAACAATTACTAAATATTTAAAAGAAAGAAATATTGAAATAACTAATACTCATGGAAAAGTGCCATTTAATGAAGAGTTTTTTGATAATATTAATACTGAAGAGAAAGCATATTGGTTAGGTTTTTTATATGCAGATGGATATATTTCTTCTAAAGATTTTAGAATAGGATTAAGTATATCTATTAAAGATATAGAACATTTAGAAAAATATGGAAAATCCTTAAACTATTCTAAA